AGTTGGGTTATGTACATGCCCACTTTTCATTAGGCAGCTCCCATCTATGCATGAGCTTGTGGGTCGCCCACTATCAGATTTGAGGACATCAAAGTTAGCGCCTTGGTTTACACCTTTCTCACAAACAGTAACCTCTGCTAGTTCCATGTCATCTACCTGCATATAAGTTTCCATACCCTTTTGGATATTTTGAGTCTTTGTTGCGCTCCCTGCAATACTATAAGACTTCAACTTACCTTCGTTGATCTGTTCCATAACTCTTTTTGCAATACGAGTATCACCCCGTAACTCTGTAATAAAGAACAAGCCATCTGGGTCAACACCTGATTTATATATATTCCCCGCCTTAGAGATGTATGCGGGCAGTGCCCAACCTACTTGTACATCAGAGTGTAACACCATGGCGTTCCTAGTGCGGAAGTTTTTCATGTAGTTAGTAAAGGCTTTCTCTAGAGCTACCGTAGTTATAAGGTGACCTTCCCTGTCAACCAGTTCCACAGACGCAGGGCCTCCCACAACCATAGGTTCAAAACCGTCATCAAACAAACCCTCTTTCCTAGCAGCTTTAGTGAACACGCCATTGTCAGGGTAGGCACGAACCAACGTCATTAGTTCAGCAGGGGAACCTATCCCTGCTTTGAACAGTCTCTTGTACTCATCTAATGCTTTAGTGATATCCGACATTTCTAATGGACGTTTACTGGCTTTCTCTAACGGAGTAATCTCTGCCTCGTCTGAGACAAACTGATACATATTTTTATTTGAGTCAAGAGTCATAGTCATATTGTTGTTCCCTTATTTACCCTTGATGTATTCCCCAAACCACACCGTGAATCGCTGGTGTGTTCTGGGCAGCCCTTACTGTAATTCTATTTCTAAAGTCGATAGGCCAGTTAGTCGTAAAGGTTTCGCCACCGTAAACAGGGATACCTGTTCCAGCAGCAGCATCAACATCTAGACCAACATACACAATATCGGCAGCGGTACTCGAAGCGTTCCTAAGAGTGAACCCACGGATAATTGAAATACCTGCACGACGTTTTGAAGGAGAGAGATTTGCCGTTCCTTCCCATTCATAATTTAGTCCCTGCGCTCCGTCAACATAAGGGGCGTAAGTGCTGTCCCCAAAGCGTTGTTCCACATGGATTTTATCTACGTAGAAATTAATGTTATGTTGCGTCGTTGTTCTAACTATCACTCGGTAACCGGCACTCCCAGTTTTAGGTAGGTGATATTTAGCCTGAAGGACTTGGAAGGCTGTACTCAAACTAATAGTGTTACCTACTATAATATCGGTTCCGCTAGAATCTTGAATTGCAATCTGTACAGCACCGGAAGCGGAAGCCCCTCGTACTTCACATTGAGCCGTTAGCCATACCTCACCATCATTAGCGTTACCAGACATTCCGGGGGTTGTCCAGTAAAATCCTTCACCCGCAGCAGAGTTGGCAGGGTTGACTAACAAGGAGTTAGACCCGTCGGATGCTTGGTCGGTGGATTGGGATATTGCAGACCCAACAACAGTATACTCAGAGAGAGTACTGCTTTCAATGGATGGGTTCGCTACAAGGTTTACGGAAGGGATTCCTCTACCGCAACTAAATATAGTTGTTACGGCATCATTGGCGACGGTAGCATCTATAAGAATGTCATACTTTGTATATGCGTGGACACTAGAACGTGTGCTAGGGTCTACTTCCCATCCATTCCAGTCTATATTACGTGCTGTTGACATTCTTTATCCCCTTAATTAAGTTCCGTGTTAATTATATCTTCTTCGTCGGTAACCGTAAACCCATTGTCTTTGAGTTCTATCCGTGCGATATCAAGCTCACCCTTCTTAAGAGAGTGTATCATACTAATAAGAATATTATTTCTCTTTTCAAGTTCCTGTATCTTCATTACCTGCTGCCCAATAACTTCATATTCACTCATAGCTTTCCTCTTCTCTACAACCTTTAGTCTAGGAATTCCTTTCGGTGGTTCCACACCTTCAAACTTTACTCGCGTCTCGTCTAGTGTTAGCCCTTGGATAATGGCAGTTTGCCGCATGAATAAATGTTCAGGCATGTCATCTTCACCGTTCCAAACCCAAGGCTCTGTTTCAAATTCCCCTGTGTTCTCGTTAAAGTATCCCGGTATATCCTGCACTAAATCTTCGTTGCCCTCAAGCATCCGATTCTCTAGACAGCACACCCTGACCCTGCGAGTCCTCGCAATGTACGGATTAGCCCAGTCACCTATCCGCTGAAACGTACAGTTGCAGAGGTCATCCCCATGAGTCCATGTAATCTCTGGCATCTCTCTTGGATGCAAGTTATCAATGAACGTATGGGGAGCCTCTGCAAAAGCAAGTGTCATATTTATCCTACGTTACTTATAGTACCATCGGCAATAACTTTTCTAAGCACAGTGGCGTTAGCCTGTATCGCACTAGAAGTGACGATAGCACCAGCAAACGCAGTACCCTGCTTGATGATAATTGCGGAAGTTGGTTCCGTGGTTGCAAAAGCAGTCTCTGCGCCCAAGTAAAGGTTCGCTGCTACAACGTGAGCGTCACCAGCGGTAACTGTCATGTCTCCAGTTGTTACCGTTGCTGCTGCGGTTGCCGTAAGCAAGCCTGTAGAAGTAAAGGTTCCAGAATGATTTGTATCAGCAGAGGTGATTTCTAGGGAGTCACCGTCCCAAGCGATGGTAGCATCACTGTCAGTACCAAAGATGATTGTCTCATCGTCAGCGTAGTAGTTCCAGTCATAACCCATTGCAGAACGGGCAAGTATTCTTGTGTCAGGAGTTACATCGGTCATTGCAAAAGAAAGTTTAGTCATTATATTTTGTCCTCTTTATTTATTGATATAGCATCAATGAAAGATAAACTGTTCACATCATCTTGAACGCTTCGATTTGTACGCCACATAGCTTGCTTTATAGATTTCTTTAAAGCTGTCGTTGCAGAAATGTCTGGTAGTGATGCTTCCATTAGATTCATCACCTCCCCAATCATTCTTTTAGTATGGATATCCAAACTCTGCAAAACTGCATCTGTGTATACATTTCTCATCATTCACCATTACATTACATTACATTCAAAAAGAAGTTAGGGGGTGACTACTAAGAGCCACCCCCCACCATTGTTCTTACGAGTTAAGGTCAGTAACCTTAGCCTGTGTGAAGAAGTTCTTGCAGCGAAGCTCACCCATTGTGTAGAGTAGACCACGAACTACCAACGCATTAGCTGCGAAGTAGTCACGGTTTTCTACATACTGTGTAGGCTGTGCTACAGCAATTTCAAGGTAGTCTGTGTCAAGAACGTAAACGTTCGAGCCAAGAACCGCATCAGCAGTGCTAACACCCTTTGGAGTGTCTGCATCTGGGAGAATTGGGATACCCTGATAAGTTGCTAGGACTAGACCAGTTCGAGTGCCGGGGAACGTTCGTTCCGAACCAACACCAACCTGATACTCTTCCTGTCCCATGTACCGCTGCTGAGAGTTCAAAAGACGCTCTAGCTTGAAGTACTGGTCATGTCCAAGAGTGATAAGCTTTGGCTCACCACCATTGGTTCGGATGGTCTGAATACAGTCATCCAAGAGGTTCAAGGAGAGGTCTCGCCCTGTACCGTTGTTGTCCTTAACCGTAGCCGCTGCGTTCCATGCACCCGATGTGCGGTCAGCGTAGGTAAGGTCGTAAGCTCGAACTCCACCATCAGCGGCGAAGTTGGCGTTTGAGTCGTAACCACCACCAATTGACTGACCGTCAACAGCGACGATATCATCAATGGAAGTGAAACCTGCACGACTGTAAGCTGCAATAACGTCACCGTCTGCAACAGCAGCAGTGGTAGTACCATGCGTGATAACACCTGTTGAAGTGTTGACAGCCGAAACTGTTACACCACCAGTGTTGATCCAGTTGTTTGCAGAAGTATCCCAAACTGACAGTGCATCACCAATTTTAAAGTTGGCTGCAACTGAAGCTGGAACAGTTGAGGTAGTTGTGCTACCTGCGGAAACAACGAAACCGGAAGCTGCCATGAGTTCCTCGTTGATTTCCTTTACGTGGTCAAGCTGTGCATTCTC